AGAAGCAGCTGGTAATGCAGCACCAGCACTGCGAGCAGTTAATGCTATAACCGAGCAAGCGCAATGAGCATAGACGATCTTAGAGCCGCTTACAGAACATTATTAAATACTAAAGATGGCCAAATTGTAATGAAAGATTTGCAAGCCAGGTATCACATTCATGGGTCTACGTTCTCAATAGATCCAAATGAGACAGCCTACAGAGAAGGGCAGCGAACTGTAGTCTTATTTTTATTATCAATGCTGCAAGAACCTAAAACTAGAGAGGACATTGTAGAAACATGAGTGAAGAAGCCCAGGTAGCGGAAGCTCCAGTAGATGCTGGACAAGCTCCGTCTGCGCAGCCAGTTAGTGATTGGCGCTCAGAAATTCCAGAAGATATTAGAAGTCATAAATCATTAGAAACTATCCAAGATGTAGGATCTTTAGCAAAATCTTATGTTAATGCACAATCTATGATAGGCGCAGATAAGGTTGTAAAGCCTGGTAAGTTTGCCACATCAGACGATTGGAATAGTTTTTATGATAAAGTTGGTAGGCCAGCTAGTGCTGATGATTATCAACTAGAAAATAAATTGCCAGAAGGTCAATCAGAAAACGCTGATATGATTAATTGGTTTAAAAAAACAGCGCATGAAGTAGGTTTGTTACCTCACCAAGCGCAAAATTTGCTAAATAAATATAACGAATTTAGTGGAAATCAGTCTCAACAATCAGCAAATGTGACTGAAGATCAAATAAACCAGGTGGCTTTAGATTTGAAAAAAGAATATGGCCAGGCATTTGACGATAGAATGGCTGTAGGAAAAGGCGTTTTAGATAATTTTAGCGCTATTCCAGTAGAAGAATTTGAAGATTTAACACTTAGTAATGGTATGAAGCTAGGAGATCATCCAGCTATTATTAAAACAATGGTTAATATTGGACAATATATGAAAGAAAAAATGGGTGAAGATACACTTGCTGGCATAAAAACCACTGGCGGATTATCACCAAGCGAAGCTTCAGAAAAGTTATCTGAGCTTACTGCGCCAAATACTCCTTATTGGGATGCAAAACATCCACAACATAGTTTTTATGTTGATGAAGCTATGAGATATAGGGAGATGGTATAATGGATGAAAAAGAATTTAGGCTCGAAGTTTTGAGGATGGTACTCGAAACTGGTTCTGGAAGGATTATAGATGATCCACTAGATAGAGCTGACAAGTATTTGCAATGGTGCGAAATGGGAGATAAGCCAAATGGCCCTTCCAAAAAAAGCGCTAGCAAAGTAGTCGAGATAAGCAAAGGCCCTCGCAAAACCAAATAACTTACGTCTGGATTCCCCAGGTAGCGTTTTAATTTTAATCTTAAACTAACGGAGAAAGTGAAATGAGTTCACAAATCACTACAGCTTTCGTTAATCAGTTTAGTTCTAACGTACAGTTATTATCGCAGCAAAGAGGTTCTTTGCTCCGTGGTTCTGTTTCAGAAGAATCTGTAACTGGTGAGAAAGCATTTTTCGATCAAGTTGGAAGTGTTGCAGCTGTTAAGCGAACTAGCAGACACGCTGATACACAGATTCTTGATACACCCCATTCAAGAAGAATGGTAACTATGGACACTTATGAGTGGGCAGATCTTATTGATGATGCCGACAAAGTAAGAATGTTGATAGATCCTACATCTACATATGCTCAAGCTGCTGCTGCTGCAATGGGCAGATCAATGGATGATTCAATCATATCAGCGGCTACTGGTACATCAAAAACTGGATCAAGTGGTAGCACTGATACTTCAATGCTAGCTGGCAATATTATTGCTCATGGTTCAGCTGATTTAACTATAGCTAAGCTAATAAGCGCAAAGAAAATTTTGGATGAAGGTTCTGTTGATCCATCTATTCCAAGATATATTGCGGTAGCTCCAGCACAAGTTGAAGCATTACTTGGTACTACACAAATCACATCAAGCGATTTTAATACTGTTAAGGCGCTTGTTGCTGGTGAAGTAGATACATTTATGGGTTTTAAATTCATAATGTCTACTAGGTTAGCTGTAGCATCCAACATCAGAACTTGCTTTGCTTGGGCTGAAGATGGGATCAAGCTTGCTGTCGGCAAAGACGTAATGGCAAAGATTGATGAGAGAGCAGACAAATCCTACTCAACTCAAGTCTTTTATTGTTCAACATTTGGTGCAACACGAATGGAAGAAGCTAAAGTGGTTTCTATCCTTTGTGATGAATCAGCTTAAAGGGAGATAGAAAATGACTACATTAAATTCTGATCTCGTAGCCAATTTTGAAGCCAACTATACAATGAGTGATGCAAGCCTTTTACAAGGTGTTACTCGTATAGCACAAGGCACAATAGAGCTAGCTGCTGGAGATAGCACAGACAATGATATTGTTATGCTTGCTCCAATACCAACTCATGCCAGTATTACATCATTAAAAATAGGCACAGACACCTTTGGTGGCTCATGTACCTTTAATGTTGGTCTATACACAAGTGCTGGCGTTGTAAAAGACGAAGATTGTTTTGCAAGTAGTGTCGCTGATGCTGGAGCAATGACAGATGTTCGTTTTGAAGCAGCCGACATAAACACTGCTGGGCAGAAGGTCTACACCATTGCTGGTGATAGCACCGATCCAACTGGTGTGTATTATGTAGCGGTTACATTCAATGCAACTGGTGGTACAGCTGGTACAATGTCATTCATTATTGAGTACGTTATAAACTAACAACCAGGGCAGCATAGAAATATGCTGCCTTTTTTATAGGAATTAATAATGGCTTCTGCGGTTGATATATGTAATTCAGCGTTAAATATGATTGGTGCATCTACTATCTTGGCTTTATCAGAAGATAGTAAGGCTGGTAGAATATGCAATCAGCGTTATGAATTTGTAAGGGATAGTGTTTTTAGAGCGCATCCCTGGAATTGTTTAATATCAAGACAGACTTTAGCAGCTGATTCAGAAACGCCTTCTTTTACATATTCTAAACAATTTACATTACCGACAGATCCGTTTTGTCTTAGGGTTTTAAAGCTTTCAGATCCAGAAATCAAATTTGAGATAGAAGGCCGCAAACTTTTATGTGATGAAAGTACAGTCAATTTAGTTTTTGTTGGTAGAATTACAGATCCAAATACCTATGACCAATTACTTCTAAATACATTAGAAGCGGCAATGGCTGCTGACATAGCCTATGCTTTGATAGGTAGCACAACATTGACTGCGACAATGTATGATCTTTATAGAAATAAACTTACAGAAGCTAGGTTTGTAGATGCTACAGAAGGAAACACTACAAATACTTCTAGCATCACTGACAGTGAAGTATTAGCGGCTAATACATTTATTAATGCGAGATTGTAATGGCCAAGGCTTCACCAACTTTAAATAACTTTACAGCTGGTGAGCTATCGCCAAGACTTGATGGTAGAACAGACATAAGTAAATATTTTAATGGTTCTAAAACCATGCAAAATTTTACTGTTCATCCTCATGGCGGCGCTAGTCGTAGACCAGGCACAATCTATGTAAACACAGTTAAAAACAGCGCAAATGCAACAAGATTAATACCTTTTGAATTTAATGTTGAACAAGCGTACATATTAGAATTTGGGAATGAATATTTTAGAATACATAAAGATGGCGGAACTGTAACAAGTGGCGGATCTGCTGTTGAAGTATCAACTGTTTATACTTCAGCTCAAGTACCACAGATTAAGTTTACACAAAGCGCAGATGTTATGTACTTGGTACATCCATCACATCCAGTTTATAAAATTACGAGGACAAGCCATACAGCCTGGACATTTACTGCTGTTGATTTTAGGCGTGGTCCTATGCAAGATCCTAATACGACATCAACAACATTAACGGCTAATGGCAGAACTGGGAATGTCACAATAACAGCTAGTGCTGATTTGTTTGCTTCAACAGATGTTGGCAGATTAGTTAAGCTACATGATGGTTTTGCAAAGATTACTGCATTTACTAATGCAACAACTGTGACTGCGGCTGTCCAAGAAAATACAGCTGGCAGAACTGAATTGATGCCGAGTATGACGGCAACGACATTAAGTTTTGCTGAAGGAGATCCAAGCGCTACTGGACTAGAACATAATGATAGAATAGTTGATAGTGCTGCAAACTTTGTAAAAGAAGGTTTTAAGGTAGGGCAAAAGGTTGTTATTACTGGCGCTAGTACGTCTGCAAACAATAATAGCTCTGCATTACTTGTCCAGGTAACAGACGATACAATGTTATTTGCACCTTCAGTAGATGTTGTTGATGAAGCTGCTGGCGCTACAATTACTGTTGCTGGTGTATTAGAAGCAGACGATGATTTTAGTTTAGGAGCTTTTTCTGTAACAACTGGTTTTCCAGCGTGTGTAAGTTTTTATGAAGAACGCCTAGTGTTTGCTGGAACAACAACACAACCGCAAACAGTATTCTTTTCTGTGGCTGGTGATTTTGAAGATTTTGCAGATGGAACTAATGCTGCGGATGCTTTGAGTTATACGATAGGATCTAGCCAGGTAAACGTCATAAGATATTTAGCATCATCCAGGGTGTTAATTGTTGGTACAAGTGGTGGTGAATTTGCTGTGTCTGCTAGTGGATCTGCTGAACCACTTAGTCCAACTAATGCACAAATAAAAAGACAAGCAAGTTATGGAACAGCAGATATACAGCCTATAAATGTAGGACCAGTAACATTGTTCGTTCAACGAGCTTTAAGAAAGTTGCGAGAATTAGTATTTAACTTTGATACAGATAGTTATAATGCGCCAGATCTGACAATTCTTGCAGAACACATTACCGAAACTGGTATTGTGGAAATGGCTTGGCAACAAGAACCAGACAATGTGATATGGTGTGTACTTACTAATGGTTTTCTAGTCGGTATGACATATAGACGAGAAGAACAAGTTGTTGCTTGGCACGAACATATTTTGGGCGGTAGGTTTGGTGATGCTACAATAACAGTTACAGATTATGCAAATATAGCTGTAGGCACGACAATTAAGATTACCAAGACAGATGGTGTAACAATTACGTTTGTAAGTGAAGCTGCTGGTGCTTCTGATCCAGCTGACACAACATTTGGTTTTAGACCGCATACAGATAACAACACAACAGCTGATAATATATTTACCAGGATTAATGCACATCCAGATTTTACTGTAGCTAATCCAGCTGCGAATATAATTACAATAGAAGAAACAGATCCAGAAACAACTGGTTATACAACGATAGAAACTAGCGATCCTGTAAGGCTGGCAACAACTAATCAAGGTAATGCTGTTGTTGAATCTATTGCTACGATACCAGGCACAGCTGATGAAGATGATCTTTATATGATTGTTAAGAGAACTGTGAATGGATCAACAGTAAGGTATATAGAGTATTTGAGTAATTATGAGTTTGGTACAGATATAAAAGATGCTTATTTTGTTGATTGCGGATTAACATATAGCGGCTCAGCGGCAACATCTATATCTGGTCTTACACATTTGGAAGGTGAAAAAATTGTTATCTTAGGTGATGGCGCAACACATCCAGACAGAACTGTTGCTTCTGGTGGTATCACACTAGCTAGATCAGTACAAAAAGCACATATAGGATTTAATTACAAATCAACTTTGCAAACTATGAGAATAGATGCTGGCGGTACTGAAGGCACATCACAAGGCAAAAATAAAAGAATTAATAATATTACATTAAGATTATATAAATCAGTAGGTGTTAAGGTAGGTAGCTCAGAAGCAGAATTAGATCTAATACCATTTAGATCTTCAGCGGATGATATGTCTCAAGCTCTTGATATGTTTACTGGTGATAAGGAAGTAGAGTTTAGAGGTGGGTATGATAATGATGGTTTTGTCTTTGTGCGGCAAGATCAACCATTACCATTAACTGTATTAGCAATATTCCCAAGGCTGCAAACATTCGATCAATGAGGTTAATAAATTATAAGGCAGAACACTTAGATGAACTGCTTGCTGGTGATATGGACAACCTAGCAAGAAAATCTTTTGGTGTTGCTGGTGATTTTGCACAATCATTAGATGTACCTGGTATGGCATTTACAGCTGTAGAAAATGGTCATCTTATAGCTAGTAGTGGTGTGCAGCCTTTATGGAATGGTGTAGGCGAAGGATGGTTTGTTGCATCCAGTAAAATGCCGCAGAAAAAACTAACTATTATCAGAATGATAAAAGATAATTTTGATGGAATTATTAATGATAATTCACTGTTTCGTGTGCAAGCTGGGGTTAGATCTGATTGGCCTACAGCTAAAAGATTCGCTGAGTTTTTAGGGTTTGAGCATGAAGGTATCATGCGAAAATATGGTCCAGACGGACAAGATTATTATAGAATGGCGAGGATAAAATAATGGGTCAATTTGCTGTACCTTTACTGATTGCTTCAACTGCTGTTAGTGCAATAGGCGCTATCCAGGCTGGTAAGGATCAAAAACGAGCTTATGATTATAATGCTCAAATAAATGAAAGAAACGCCAAGGCGAATGACCAAGCAGCAGACCAGCTTGTTTTACAAAATGAAGTAGATGTAAAAAGATTTAGAAATGATTTTGATGATCTGCAAGCATCTACGTCACAAGCTTTTCGATATAATGGCTGGATGGCTGATACTGGTACACCGCTAAAAGTTGCTTTGGCAAACGCCCAGCAAGCAGACGAAGAAGTAGCAACCATGAGATATAATGCCAAAGTAGGCAAACAAGAACTAAAAGAGCAAGGAGTTCAACAAAGGATGCAAGCAAATCTTAATCGTATGTATGGCAGAAATGCTGCAAGAGCTGGTAGATTTCAAGCTATGGGAAGCTTGTTATCTGGTGGTTCAAGATATGCTGCAATGCAACCAGTATGAGAGTTCCTACTTACAGAAGTCAAAGCAAGATGACTTCCAAAACTGGCGCTATTAATTTTTCAGTGCAAGCTAATCCTGGAGCTTTATCAGCTGGATCACGAGCTATGGCTAGCTTTGGTGATTTAGGTATGAAATTATCTTTAGATTACTTGGAAACACAGCTAAAGATGGAACGTACTGCTGATATAAACAAAAGAGAAAATGGTATAAGGGAAAAAGCTTCAAGTCTAATAAGAGAAGCGCAAACAAAAAATTTTACAACAACAGAAGAAGCTAACTCTTTTTTTAATAGAAAATGGTTGCCTATATCACTTACGGCAACAAAAAAGATAACAGATAAAGTTGTAAGAACATCTATTGATGAAAAACTTAATGATTTAAGATTAATTGCACTTAATGACTTCAATAAAGTATCACGACTAAAAATTATAGATCATGGAAAATCACAAGCTTTAAAAAAAGAAAAGTTATTAATTGATAAAATATCTGCATCTTCTGGCACTGCTTTAGCAGAAGCTACAGATCAATTATATGGAGAAAATGGTTTATACGCTTCTATGGTAAGTGGCGGCCTTATAACTAAAGAAGCAGCAGAAAAAAGAATAATACAAACTAAAAGTAAAGCAGCTAGGCTAACTGTTAATAAAGAATTATCTGCGGCTGCATATGGACAAGATGCAAATGCAGCAAGTCAAATAGCTAATAATTTATTCGATGC